GTTTTCTTTTGTCGCTGGCGGTAACGCAAAGCGACAAAAGAAAACCCTTGAGGAAGAGATAGAGATAAACGAGACGGCCAAAGTCCATATTATTGGTCTTACGTTGGAAACACGCCCAGATACTATAACGATTGAGGAGATTGCCAACTTCCGTCGTTATAATTGTACGAGGATACAGCTAGGAGTCCAGCATACAAATAACACCGTATTAAAGAAGATTATGCGAGGACACACCATTGAGCGCGCCTACGAGGCTATCAAGATGCTAAAAAACAATTGCTACAAGGTTGATATTCACATAATGCCTAACCTCCCTGGCGCTTCCTTTGAGATTGACAAGGCGATGTTAGAAGAGGTCTTGTATGACGAGAGGATACAGGCAGACCAGTATAAAATATACCCGACGGCCATAGTTCCTTATACGCGAATTAAGCGATGGTTTGAAGAGGGTTCCTATGTTCCCTATGACGACCTGCTATTATATGAGCTGATTAAGGAGTTTAAGCAGAAAGTCCAGAAATATAAGCGTCTAAATCGTATTATCAGGGATATTCCAGGACATTACATAGAAGGCGGGTATTCTACGAAGTTTGTGAATATGAGGCAACTTCTACAAGATGATATGCGAGCGAATCACTGGGGCTGTAAATGTATTAGATGCCGGGAGGTTAAAGGGAACCAGGTATCGCCAGATAATATTAAATTAAATATTGAGAAATATAGGGCATCAGGAGCCGACGAGTATCATATTAGTTTTGATACGTGTTGCGATAAAAATTACTTGATAGGATTCTTGAGACTACGCTTGGCTCGCTTGGCACGCTTGGCTCGCTTGGCCGAAGAGAATGCCATGATATTACCGAGCATCAAAGGATGTGCTCTAATACGTGAGCTACACGTTTATTCTAATCTCAATGACGTAGGGAATAGCATTGAGGGTTCCTTACAACACAAGGGATATGGTAGACAACTTGTAGCGAAAGCTGAAGAGGTAGCAAAAGAGAATGGATATCGCAAGGTAGCCATAATTAGCGGTACGGGCGTTAGAGGATACTATAAAAAACTCGGGTATCAGTTGATTGACACATATATGATAAAGGATATCTAGCGACTCCTTCAGCTACTTAAACATATTCGTGTGAATCGCAATTACGTCACTAGCGTAACTAGCGTTACTAGCGTTACTAGCGTTACTAGCGTTACTAGCGTTACTAGCGTCATTATTTTTAAACCAACTACTATTGTGAAGAATGTCAATATTATTATAGTAAAATATAAAGGATACGCCACAGTCTTCTATAGTATAAGGATATGAATCTGTTTTTTCATCATAATGAAAGACATCATATTTGATATTCTCCAGGTGGTTAATTAAAATAGCACACGATTTGTTAGAGATATAATAAAGAGGGCCGAATATAAATGCTGGGACATAAGGTTGCTTTGTATAGTTAGAGATGCTGATTCCTTTGATATTATGCTGTGGATTGTCAAAGTCTTCGGGGTGGTCGTCGTAATAATACACTAGGTGCATGCTATTTGTAGGCGGTCTCTTGGCGTCAGCGAATACAAAGTCTCTCGCAAATAAGTTCTTGGCGATTGAAGACTTTCCTAAAAAGTCAATAGCGGTCTCTTCGCTACTAGCTTCGCTACTAGCTTCGCTATTATTTTTTATTATTTTAGGCGAATCCAAGAATGCCTGAAGCAGACCTTCGTTAAATATTAGGTCATCATTTGCCCTCAAAACACCTTCCTTGATTTCATAGATATCGTATAGATATTTTAAAGCAAGCCCTAACTTTTTCAGCAGATGGATATAGGAGTCTTCGCATTTGATGATTAGGAGGTCGCCAAGGCTAGCAGGGCTAGCCGGGCTATCGCTGGCGCCAAGGCTAGCGAACTTATAGTCGCAATCCAGGAACAAATCGCCTATCACATAGATGACTTTCCAACCTCCGTAATCTTCTTTTGGTAATTTAAAGTGTTTTAAGCGGGTATTTAGATGCTTCTGGCAACTTAAGACAAGGATAATTCCATTCACAGCAATCATATATTATGTAAATAATCGTATATATATCTTCTTATATATCTCTTTATATCTAGTTATAGCAGCGCAAAGCTACGCAAAGCTACGCAAGCTACGCAAAGCTACGCAAGCCGTTACTTATATATATTCGTATGTATGGCGATAACATCAGTATCCCTGTTATAATCATCAAACATTTTAGGATAATGTATGAAACCAATTTTGTTAGAATAGAGAATAAATGAGACAGCACAGTCCTCTATAGTATAGGGATACGAATCGGTGTTCTCGTCGTAATGGAATATGTCGTAATTGATATTATTCAGGTGGTTAATTAAAATAGCACAGGATTTGTTAGAGATATAATATAGGATACCTGCTGGGCCGATGGGAATATGAGGGCGTCTCATATATTTGGCGATATTGACACCTGCGAGGTTATGATATGGGTTGTGAAAGTCCTCTTGGTGCCCCGCATAATAATTCACCATAAATGAATCGTTAGTTGTTGATTTAATATCAGCATCGCTAATCTCGTGCGACAGCAGACTCCGTCCTGCTGGAGATTTACCATAGAAGTCTAGGTCTGTAAGAACTGTAAGTTCTCCGCTAGCACCTAGCATTCTTTTTTTAGGCGAATCCAAGAATGCTTGGAGTAGTCCCTCATTATAAATTAGGTCATCGCCTGACCGCAAGACGCCTTCCTTGATATCAAAGGTCTCGTATAGGTATTTTAGAGAGAGCACTAGCTTTTTCAGCAGATGGATATAGGAATCTTCACATTTGACGATTAGGAAGTCCGCGTCGCTAGCGTCGCTTGTATCATTACCAGTGCGACTGTCAATGAACTTATAGTCGCAATCCAAAAACAAATCGCCTATCACATAGATGACTTTCCAACCGCCATAATCGTTTTTAGGTAGTTTAAATTGTCTTATGCGTGTATCTAGATGCTTTTGACAACTCAAGATGAGGATAATTCCATTGACGGAAATCATATTGTGTTTTTATGTATATTACTAAATATCTAATATTTATATGATTGCTAGCATGCTATGAAATGCTTCTGTTTACATCTACTTATTTAATAACTCTTTTACGCCTCCAATAAACTTGCCATTTTTAAATATCATGGGGAAATGGACGTAAGGTATTACAGTGTATTGCCTAATAAACTTGTAGAAGTTATCTCTTTCTCTACAGGACCCGAGAAACTTATCGCACTTTATAGTGGTACATTTCATCTTCGCATTCTGGTTAATATGGGCTTTTGCCATAACACAATATTTACAATTGGATATACTATATATCGTATAATTGGCTACTGTAGGCTTCTTATATTTCCCTTCCATATCAAATAATATCTACTAATATATTAGATATAATAAGCGAATCACTAAATAATGTCGGCTCCAGCTCCTACTCCAGCTTCTGGTACTAGGAGTAAGAGAAAGGCAGCGCAAGCTTTACTAGCTTCGCCAGCGTTGCCAGCGTTGCCAGCTTCGCCAACAGTGACTCCTGTGCTAAAGAAAAACAAGACAGGAGCTCAAGCTCCATCAAAAGCTCAAGCTCCATCAAAAGCTCAAGCAAAAGCCAAATCATTGGATGCTGCTATTGCTAAATACGAAAAAGAGGGATGGCCTCTTTCTACAGCAATACCAAAGAGTTTAGAAAATGCGTTTAAAAAAAAACAAAAGCTACCGCCTATACAAAATCAAGAAACAGTTTTGGTAGACTTTTTTGTAGATTATTTAAATACTATATACCTAAATATTGATGAATATTTAAATGCAGGTGGTAGTGGTAAAACAGTAGATAGCTTAAGTGAACTAAAAATAACAAATGGCGGGTTTGATAGAGCATTTCAATATACAAAAGAGAAGAGTGAGGCCTTTAATCGTGAAAAGGTTACTTTTAATCGTGAAAAGGTTACTTTTAATCTTGATATATATAACAGGCTATTTACCCAATTTGCAAAGTTTGGAAAACCAGGTTCCGACAATAAAGAAAGTGATATGAGATTAAATGGAGGCACCAAACTTAGACTTAACCTATTAATATCATACCTCGGCAAGGCTGTATTACGTTTAGTTGAAAAATGTGGAGACAACGAAGAAAAATTGAAGCAGCTTTATAGTAAAATTGTGGTTGTATTAGAATTAGCAGTTGAGCCTAATATATTTTTACATTTTATGAATCAAAGTATAAATAAGACGAAAAATATGACGAAATATAAGGTGATATGGGAGCGTAGCCAAGAGTATTTTGGAATATATGAAACGTGGAACGATAAGAAAGATTATGATGCGGGTATAAGAAAGTTTGTTCTAAATTACGTTCGTAGATTGATTATATATATGAAAACATACAATAAGGAGTATGATTTAGGATACGAAAAACCTTATAATTATAGCTCTAACTCTGCTGAAGCTTTGACATTTCCGCTACCAGAAAATGGCGTATATAAATATACCGAATACAAACCCCATTTTAGAATACATCCATTGGATTTTGATTTTATACCAGACGCATTATTGATTCACTATAATAGGCTTCCTGCCACTACTAACAAAAGGTATCAATTTAAACATTACTTTGACCCAACCGAAAGAGACAAAGGCAAAAGTAATTTTCATTTAATACCTGATGAAAAATGGGTTGAAGAAGCTGTAAAGTTTTTTGGAGGAAAATGGTGGAAAATGCCTCCTGACATAGTTGAGGATAGGTCAGCCTATTTACTATCAACAAAAGAACAAAGTCAATGGACTAATTTACATATGTATGGCAAAGAAGAATATGATGCGATGCTTAGAACGTGGTATGATGAATACGGAGAAGACTATGATGATAATGGTATTTTAATAGTACCAGGCGCAGGAGCTGGCACAGGCACAGGCACAGGCACAGGCACAGGCACAGGCACAGGCACAGTCGGTGGGAAACGCAAAGCAAAGCCTAAACCCAAAGCAGTCGCAAAGCCTAAAACTAAACCTAAAGCAGTAGCAAATCCTAAACCTAAAGCAGTAGCAAAGCCTAAAGCCAAAAAACAATAATATCGTATGATATAACAATCATACAGATTCAAAAAAAATATTAAAAATTATCAGACATTCGCTTCATTCATTTTATTTAAGCCTTGGTCTTGGTCTTGGTATTTTGCCAAGCAGTACCTATCCTTTTCATAATCTGCGGAGCAGTATCGTTAGGATGCTTCTTCTTAAGTTCCGTATACATCTTCTTGACAAACTTATTGTAAGGGGTTAATTTACGCTTTTTAGCTCCTCCAACGGCCGCACTACAATTACTCATTCTATATATATATAGATATAAAAAATTGTAAGAATGGGAAAAGAGGATTCTTAATATTCTATAGCCTGCTTTTTGTTCTCGGTGACGTAGTACTCTGCCGATTATGCGATTGTTTTCTCCATTCCTCGCCTATCTTCTTCATAATCTGTTGGGCAGTATAGTTAGGATACTGTGTGCGAAGCTTCACGAACATCTTCTTGACAAACTTATTGTAAGGGGTCAACTGACGTTTTGATTCACCTTCGGTGCCTTCAGTCACTTCAGTTCCCTTGCTATAACTATGGTTCATTCTCTAGATATCTCTATTTGTATAGTAGTTATTTTTTATATTATTACACCGACCGAAAAGAAAAATGAGACAAGATTATTATTTTTTTCTTTTCTGTTGATGTTAATGTTTGCATTTAAGCGACTAACTACAATTCTACAGCACTTTTATATCTTTCTGGTGTTTCTATATATTTATAAAAATTGATCTGATAATTAGATGATATAGTATATTACTAATAACTATTAAATAAGAATGGGCGATTACTCTAAATATCTAATGTATAAATTGAGACACAAGGACGATTTACTTGATGAGAATATATATGTAGGTCATACAACGGATTTCAATAAACGAAAAATTAGTCATAAAAAAGGTTGTTGTAATCCAAATAGTGAAGAATATAACAATAAAAAAAATACAACTATACGAGCAAATGGAGGGTGGAACGAATGGGAAATGCTGTTGATTGAAGAATATTCTTGTGCTGACGAAAACGAAGCAAAGACAAGGGAACAGGAGTTAATGGAGTTAATGGACGCAAAATTAAATACAAATAGAGCAATTAGAACAGAAGAACAACGAAAAGAATACTATCAAAATTGGCGCGATACACACAAAGAAGAAACAGCAATATATGATAAAAATTATCGTGAAACACACAAAGAAGAAAGTAAAGAATATTTTAAAAATTATTATGAAGAACACAAGGAAGAAAAAAAAGAATATGGTAAAAAATATTGGGAGAAGATTAAAGAAAAAAGATTACAAGAAGTCATCTGCGTATGTGGTGTTAAAATGTGTAAATCTTCTTTATCTAAACATCTAAAAAGTGAAGGACATTTTAATAAACTGAATAATATAATTCCAGAAAAATTACTTTGTGAATGTGGTGTTTATATAGGAAAATTAGGTATGGCGGAACATCGTAAATCTAAAAAACATCTTGAAACTATGATTAAAATAAATAAATAATGTTGTCTCATATTTCTTTTCTATTTGATGTTAATGTTCGCATTTAAGCGACTAACTACAATTCTACAGCACTATAGAGGTTTGTAGTTTTGTAAATCAACACCACTTTTATATCTTTATGGTGTTTCTATATATTTATAAAAATTGATATAATTTAGTATATATTACTAATAACTATTAAATAAGAATGGGTGATTACTCTAAATGTCTAATGTATAAATTGAGACACAAGGACGATTTACTTGATGAGAATATATATGTAGGTCATACTATTAAATGGAATGAACGAGAAAGCAAACATAAACAAAATTGTAATCATTCAAATTGTAAAGAACATAATAGTAAAAAATATGTAGAAATACGAGCAAATGGCGGTTGGGACGAATGGGAAATGCTATGGATTGAAGACTATCCTTGTGCTAATAAAAAAGAAGCAACGATTAGGGAAGAGTATTTGAGAGTTTATTTAAACGCAAAATTAAATACATATAAAGCATTTTCAACAGAAGAAGAAAAAATAGAATATCTCAAAAATTATCGTGATACACACCGAGAGGAAATGAATATAAAACAAAAAAATCGTGATGATATTCGTGAAAATACAGAGGAAAGGAAACAATATAAGCAAAATTATCGTGATACACATAGAGAAGAAAGTAAGGAATATGCTAAAAATTATAATGAAAATAACAAAGAAAAAGTAGCAGAAACAAAGAAAAATTATCGTGAAGAACACAAAGAAGAAAGTAAAGAATATGCTAAAAATTATCGCGATGAACACAAAGATGAAATTAGCGAATATCATAGACAACTTTATCTAAAACAAAGCACACCTACACTTTGCGAATGCGGTGCTATTATATGCCTACACGGATTAAAAAAGCATCGTAAAACTAAAAGACATCTTGAAACTATGATTGAAATAAATAAATAATTTTGTCTCATTTTTCTTTTCGGTTGGTGTAATAATGTTATTGAAGAGATTAAAGCAAAAATATAGAATTAACCTTGTAACTCATTCAAGAATCACCAAGAATCCTCTTATAGGACACCTTGTTATACCTGTCAGTCCTTTCAGTCCCGGTAGTCCCGCAAGTCCCGCAAGTCCCGCTAGCGGCACCCATCATATTCGTACGTATATAAGCGACCGCCTGTAGGCACGCATCACATAAATCATCTTTTTTCTTGTTATTGTCAAATATCTCACAAAGCACCTCATCGTCTTTAATATAGTTTCTACATATCTCTATACTGGTCTGCTTATTCATCTTATATTTATCACGACGAAAACCTTTAGCGTTTTTGCCAGCTTTGGGCTTCTCGGTATCATCCATTTTAACCTGGATGGCAGGTTTATACTCGTGCGTTTTCGTCTTAAGACCCGCATTAACGAGCACCACGTTATCTACGACCTTATCCCAGTATTTAAGGAGACTGAAGTAGCAGTAAATAATATATTGAATGGTTTTCATCATACCGTTTAGGTTGGATGGCTGGTTCTCAATAAGCACGTAATCTATTGTGGCGATTCCTTTGTCTTTAAGAGACCCTACAATATTATCAAGTTCCATATAGATACGCTCTGCGATATCCTCAATCCCCTTAATGTCTTTCTTCTTCTCTGCCAGAGATATTATTCGCCAATCCAATACGAAGATTTCGTCATCAGTCCTTTCTAGAATACACAGGGCGAGATTTTTAATACCAATATCAAAACTTATATATACCATTCTAGGAACACATACATATATATTAAAACATATATTTATATGTATTCGCGAAGGCAGCGAAGCCCGCTACGACCGTTCCGTACCGTTCCGTACCGTTCCGTACCTAAAGGCTTCTATGAAGCAGAGTAATATTCTTCTTATTGAATGTGGTAATATTGTGGTGCTTAATGAGCGTCGTAAGATTCAACCAGAATGTATCGTTGGTATATTTGTTATTATATTTATTAATCTTCTTATATTTTCTATATAGCCACTTATGTAGCTTTTCTAGGATGATGCTGTTCGCAGGGTTATTCTTGACATACATCTTCTTGCTAGCGATTAATCGGGATACGAATTGTTTTAACTCGGCTATTTTGGCATATTCAAGGGGTATATTTTCCCACAGATTATGGAACTTCAGGTAATCGTATGTGGGACATAGAAGCAGATGGTCGGTGTAGTCTATAAACGTCGGGTTATTATCTATTACCAATATGTTATTAAGGATGGCTCCTGTTGCCGCTACAGCTTGCGTCTTTGGAATCTTCAGCGCTTTTAAAAGTTGCGGTAATATTTTATTGACAGACTTCTTAATATTGCCAGCAGAATCCTTAATACAGTTGTCTCTCGTAAAAATCGGCCTATTAAACTTGATGTTGTTTTGCTTTTCTATAATTAGAATCTCTTTATTCGCCCATGTTTTCTCTGAAGCCGTATAGATAAAGAAATAGCTGTTAGGGAACCTTTTTCGCATCTCACTCATAAATGTCGCGAAGTGAGGTCGTAGTAGTTTAGATTGTAGGTTATAGCAGTGCTCTAGGTTTTTATCGCACTGGCTCTTATATTTTGCCAGATTTACCAGCTGAATATTGGTATTCTTTAATATTATATTTTTCCTGATGATTTCCTGAATATTATAGATATCACATTGATAACTACAATCGCCTATTATGGTTCCGTCTAAATCCAACAGGAATATATGTGGTTCATAATTATTATTCATTTGTAATACTAATACTATATAATAATGATATAATTTATATAATACTGGAGCTAGGCATCGCTATGCGTCCTCATCAAGTTCAATAGTATCATCTAGTATATCTAGTCCCGAGAGTCCCGTGAGTCCCGTGAGTCCCGTGAGTCCCGAGAGTCTTGCCTTATTTTTCTCATACAATAGCGCCTTTCGCCTATCAATATACTCGGCCATTGAACCAAACCCGTATAATATCATCTCATTTATCTGGTCGTCCGTAAGTTCTAATCGCACCCCCTTTCTATTCACAATCACGTTCATAGAGTACTGCATCATAACATTCTTTGGCATATAATAGTAGTCTTTATCTTCTTCTTTAATCTCGTTAATGGTCACCTGATTGACACGCAACAATTCAAACATCTTACATATTTGTCGCAAAATATAAAAGATATTAATCTTGGTATCTGTAGGAACGTATTCGGGCTTCTCTTTATACAATATCATAGCAATAATATTCTCCTTGGAGACGTGTGAGAATACTTTGATAGGGAAGTTATTGGAGAATGCCCCATCGTAATAATGTTCGCCTTCAATAACAATTGGTGCGAATATTAAGGGAACCGCCATAGATGCTTCGCAAGCAGTGAATACCGATATATCAGGGGTATCCTCAATAGAAAAAATGCGGTTCTCGCATCTATTAATGTTCGTCGTAGAAAAATAGAGATTCACACCGAACCTCTTGGAAGCCTCCTTAAATGTTATATCGGTCATATCGGGATACTTTACACGAAGTTTCTTTCGCAGGTGTTCCATAAAATGGACGATAGAGCATAGCCCGAGGTGTGATATGATTCTATAATAGTTTTTTGTCGGTATATTACACAGGGCGTTATCGTCTTTGGAGTTGTAAATAATCTCTTCAATCTCCTCAATTGTCAATTTGAAGGTAATAAAAAGGGCGACAAAGGAACCAATAGAGTTCGCAGAAATATGCGTAATGTTTTTATGTAAGTTTTCTATATATAGATAGCGTAGCGCTCCTATAAATATCACGCCCCTCATACCTCCGCCAGATAAAACGAGATGTGTGATATTCAATTTATCCATCATGTAGTTCTATGTATAGTATAATATTGTATAATATTGTATAATATTGTATAATATTATATAGTATTGTATTAAAATATCTAATATTTTGTTTATATATAAGATTAGGCTATAGGCCATTAAATATTTAATATTTAATATTTAATATTAAATATTAGAATTGTACTCACAGATATCTATGTTGTAATAGATTAGCGCCTCTTTCGCCGTGTTATTTTCGGCCTCCTTCTTGTTGCTCCCAGTGGATGTGGCGATTATAGCGTTGTTCCTGTCTTTTATACAATATGTGAAGACACGGATATTATCTTTCATCGCAATCTTTACTTCGTAGAACTTCGGTATATCTTGGAGGTTGTGCATCATATAGGATACTAGCATATCCTTGTAATTATTCTTGATTCGTATCAATTCGCAAAAGTCAATGTAATTCTCTATGATGTAAATGATAAAGCTCTCTACAATGAAATAGCCTGCTCCCGTAAATGGGGCGATTTTAATGGTATTCGGGAGTTGGACTTTATCGCTCTCCGTTTGAAAATCAAGAAAAAGGGCGCCTATAAACGCCTCAAATATATCCTCCATTATTTTGAAATTATCTCGGCCACCCGATTCCTCAACCTGTTTGGATATTATAGCAAACTTTGGAAACCCAATTTTGGCAGAGAGATACCCGAGCATTCGGCCATTCACAATCTTCGTCCTAATTTTTGAAAGGAAGCCCTCGTTCTGGTCTGGAAACCTGCTATATAAATAGTTGGCGACTATCATACCGATGAGCGAATCACCGAGGAACTCTAGGCGTTCGTAGGACATATCTTGAAGCGGTAGGCAATCCGTCGGGCAGTTAATATTACTCTTATCAAAGTCAATGTTTTTCATAGTACAATAGGATTTATGGACGAACGCCACGCGATATAAATCAACGTTCTTAAACTGAATGCCATCTAACCCGTTATTATTGAATATCTGCGCAAGGTCTTCGCATTGTAAGAGAACGTTCTTATTATTGTAGGGCTGGCAGGTGATATCAATCTCCTTCGTTTTATTGTGTATTCCTTGAATGCGTTTCATACCTCTATCTAGACTTGGCTCCTAAACTATATTTGGCGTAATAGTATTATATCATTTTTTCCTATATACTTTTATTATATATCCCTTTATTATATAAATATTAATTGTTTATTTCTTTTAAATAGAATAAAATAGTATTGTATATTGTATAATGGATGACTTTATTATTCAAGATACCGAACCAATCCTCAAAGTGGATTCGCTAGGTATTGGCATTGATGCGTTAAGCGATATTCAGCGATTGTCTCTTGACGATAACGAATATTTAGTCGTCGGCGATGGTATGGGAACCGCCAACTACAATAGCAACCAGATGGATACGAAGTGGAATATGTATGTTAATCACGAAGGCGTCGCTATCAATACTTCCCGGTATATATCCTCCAATTATCGGGAGCCCAATGCGTCCCTTTACGTGAATAGGAATATCCAGTGCGACGGCATAATTCAGGCACACGGAATCCATTTTAGTAACATATCTATTAGCGGGGAGATTGGCAGCAACGCCCTCGTTGATTTAATAAAGGGCGTGAACGACCTGTCGCAGTCACAGCCATTCAAGACGGGCGTCGTAACCTACTTTAACAACTTATATAATATGAAGTATCTCGTGAATAATATATATACGCCGAATTACCTTACATTAGGCGGGTTGGTTGATACGAATTATAACCAGCATCCCTTGAATATCAATTCTACGCCCAACAACGACTTCAACAACATCCACATCGCATTGCGAAACGACACATATAACACGACAACAAACGAATTATCCAAGTTAAGCATCGGTATCATTGGCGGTAGCAATATATCGCCCGCCGTCATTTCAACGACGAAAGGGATGCCCCTAGAGTTTCACGTTAATAAATCGGCCAAAGAAATCAATGCCTTGTATAACAGGGAGGCCGTCCCCACCTATTCAAATGACACGGATTTCGCAGCATTGACGATTGATAATAACGGGAACGTATGTATCGGTAAAAATATTGCGGAAAACATCACCTATTACAAGAACGTGCTAAACAACGGCGTCAGCTCCAACATTTCAATTACGAAGCAGATGCGATTTGACGTGAAGGGCGCGTCCAAGTTTGACGACATCATCATCTATGATAATTTCGCCAACGACTACAAGCATATTGACGACGTATATATTCGGGCGGACGGAGTAGGTAGCATTCGGCCGTCGCAAATAACAGCAGGCATCTTCAACGGGGCTAGTTATACTTTTAATAACGTGGATATACGGGATACTTTAAGTAGCGTAAATATAAATGTCACCGAAAC